AAAGGTGAGGGTAGAGTCACTGCTTAATTATTAGGCAACTAGTTATTTGCCTTTTTATATATAGAAAGATAAAATTAAGCATATGAATATTGAAAAATCACATTGGTCCTCTAATGGCGACAATATCAATTTGTCCGTTCCATTCACTAAAGTCAACCGTGAAAAACGCACAGTATCTGGTTTTGCAACACTAGATAACGTTGATCAAACAGGTGATGTAGTTACTGCAGAAGCAAGCTTAAAAGCATTTGAAAAATTTCGTGGTAATCTACGTGAGATGCACCAACCAATTGCAGTTGGTAAAGTTGTTTCATTTAAACCAGAAACTTATTACGATCCAGTTTCAAAAGGATTTTATAGCGGAGTATATGTAGATGCATATATCTCAAAGGGTGCACAAGATACTTGGGAAAAAGTTCTTGATGGTACACTACAAGGATTTTCTATCGGCGGAAAAATTATAGAGTCAGACAATGAAGTAAACAAGGCAACAGGTAAAGCGGTTCGTTTTATTAAAGATTATGACCTAGTTGAGCTTTCAATTGTTGATTCTCCAGCAAACGAACTTTGCAACATTTTGTCAATTTCAAAAGTAAATGGACAACTTGTATTTAAAGGAATTGCTGCAGACGTAGTAACTGAAAATATTTTTTATTGTGAAGATAGTAACTCTGTTTTTATTTCTACAGAGAAGACATACAACTCTCCAGTATCTGGAAAGCCAGCAACTTTAATTGGCTGGGTAGAGAGTGCAGATGTTAATAAATCAAAAGAAATAGATAAGATTCTTGACCTATATAAGGGTTCAAGATTATCGTTGCCTGCAATACAAACAATTGCAAAACAGGCAAACGCAGAAGGAGGTAATGAAGTGTCAGAAAACACAGAAAACGTAGTAGCAGAAGATGCTGCTGTAGAAACTGTAGTAGAAGCCGCTCCAGAAGCTCCAGTTGTTGCTGAAGAAGCACCAGCTGTAGTGGAAGAGGCTCCTACTGAAACTGCTGAGGCAGTTGCAGACGCTTCTGCTGAAACTCTGGAAAAAGCAGCCGACGTATCAGAAGTTGAGGTTGATGAACCTGATTTTGCAAAGATGCTAGGCGACTTGAAAGGCTTCTTCTCAGAAACTTTAAACAAGGCTTCTGAGTCTAACGCAGCTCAAGTATCAGCAATCAAAGAAACTGTTGAGACTTTCAGCAAGAGCGTAGATGGCCGTATTTCAGAATTAGCAGAACAACATAAGGCATTAAGTGATGCCGTAACACAAATACGCAGCACCATTGATGGTGTACAAAAGCGTGTTGACGCAGTTGAAGGTGAAACTGCAATTAAGAAGTCCTATGACCTTGGCGGGTCACAGGAAGCAACAACAATCAAAAAATCTAAATGGAACGGTTCTTTCCTCGGTTCCGTACAGGACATTTTTAACTAAAACTAAGGTAGGTGAAATAAATAAATGAGCAATGACTTATTAAAAACAATTGCAGCTGGTACAACTGATACTGGAGATTTCTCTGGTTCTAACTCAGAAGGTGGTATTCACGTTGGAGCATCCGATAAGGGTGGTCTACTAAATCCAGAACAGTCTGCAAGATTCCTAGACTATATGTTCGACGCTACCGTTATTGGTAAAGTTGCACGTACTGTCCGCATGAGAGCCGACACTACAGAGATTGACCGTGTTGGCGTCGGTGAGAAGCTTATGAAGCTTGCAACCGAAGGTGACGATACTGCTGCTAACTCAGCAGTAACATTCTCAAAGATCTCTCTTTCAACAAAGAAATTACGTCTAGATTGGGAAATCTCAACAGAGTCTCTAGAAGACAATATTGAGGGTCCAGATCTAGAAGATCATATTGCACGTATGATGGCAACACAAGCAGGAAATGATATTGAAGATGTTATCCTAAACGGTAACACAGCTCTATCATCAGATGCTTTGTACAAGTCATTTGACGGTGTAGTAAAGAAGGCAAAGGCATACGGTCACGTAGTTGATGCTGGTGGAGCTGCAGTTTCTCGTGCTGTATTTAACAGCGCTTTGAAGGCACTTCCACGTAAGTACAAGCAACGTCGTTCAGACCTTCGCTTCTTGGCAGGTTCAAACCTAATCCAAGACTTCCTATACAACAACAGCATTGGTACAAACCAGACAATTCCACAAGATATTGCTTCAAGCATTATCCGTGGACAAGAGGTTCAACCTCTAGGTGGTCCTGCAGGATATGTAGCACCATTTGCATTTGGTATCCCAATCGTTGAAGTTCCACTTCTTCCAGAAGCACAAGATGGAGATTACTCAGGTGAGACTGGTAACCACGGAGACATCCACTTAACATTCCCAAATAACGTAGTTATTGGTGTTAAGCGTGACGTAACTGTTTACCGCTTCTTCTGGCCACGTAAAGACTCTATCGAGTACACACTTTACACTCGTGTTGGTGTGCAAATCGAACAAGCTGATGCTTGGGTAGTAGTAAAGAACGTAAAGGTTGCAGCCTAATAAGCTTTAAACCACTTGAGAGCCCCCAATTAATTTTGGGGGCTTTTCATTTGAATTTACTAATGCTATAATTAAATAACTTAGACTAAGGAGATTATTGTGTCATTTGATACATTAAAAATATCTGAATTAAAAAAAATTGCTGAAGATTTCGGCATCGATATAGAAGAACTAAAAAACAAAAACGATATTATTGCCACTTTTGCGGAAGAAGGCGTGACTTGGGCAATATATCAAAAAACAATTAAAGATTTAGAAGAAAATGCGGAGGACACCTCACAAGATGTTACTCCAAAATTTGATCCAAAGAAGGAAATATCTGAAGACGATGTTTTAGTTAAAATGACTAGAGCAAACTTTAGATACGATATCTTAGGTCATACATTTACAAGAGAACACCCGTTTGTAGCTATGAGTAAAAAACAAGCGCAAGCAATTTTTGATAAGGAGGAAGGTTTTAGATTAGCTAACCCAACAGAGGTACAAGAGTTTTATAGCTAATTAAAATCTTAATATGGCAGAGGTATATATAAATAGTAATTCCCCAGCAAGTACCAAAATAATCTATGGAGGGGAAATCATAGATGCCGATGGTGATGTTACAGTAACTATTTATGACATTACTGAAGACCCTGCTATAAATCCACCAATTGATCCAGAGGTTGCAGTTTATACAACTACAGCAACTAAAATTGAAACAGATAATGGATCATATAAAATTAACATCCCATTTTCTTTAACTGATCGTTATAAGAATTTTAAATTATTATGGGAATATGAAATTAATGGTGAGGCTGAGCAACATACTACTTATGTAGATGCCGTTCAGCCTTACTGTAATTTAGCAGAAGCAATTGAAGATTTAAATCTAGGAACAGATCCTTCTGATCCTAATTATAAAACATATCATGAATTAGTAATGGCAGAAAAATATGCCCGCAAAGCAATTGAAAATTATACAGGACAAAAGTTTTCTTTATATGATGATCTTCAAATAGTATACGGATCAGGATCAGATATCCTTCCTCTACCATTTAAATTAAATACTTTGCATGAATTATATGCAAATGACATATTATTAGTAGATACTCTTAATGAAGTTAATAACTGGGGATATACAGTTCAAATTTCAGAATCAGGATTCGGTATTAGAGTAAACAGAGCAAGTATGCTTGATAACACTGTATATACTGCAAACGGAATGATTCCTCCAACAATTAATGATTCATATCAAGGTGCTTTTATTAAAGACTATACATATCGTGTACAAGGAAGATATGGCTGGGCAAAAGTTCCAGACGATGTGCAAATAGCATGTGTAGAATTAATGAAAGACTATTTCTCCAAAGATACAGTATGGAGAGCAAAGTATGTACATAGCGTACAGTCATTTGACTGGCACTTTGAGTATAATACTGAAGCGTATCGTGGAACAGGCAACGTTTATGCTGACCAAATATTGCTTCCATATGTCTTAACTCAATTAATGGTGATTTGATGTTTCAGGTTGTTGATGCAGCATTCTCAATGAGAATGGACCTGTATAGACAGACTGACTCTCAAGATGTAAATACAGGTGCTATTAAAAAAGAGTGGAACTATTATAAAACACTACCATGCTATGCTAAGGGAGTAATTAGTAATACAGCTACAGCACGAAGTGGCGATAGACAAATGATCGGAAATAAGTATGAAAATACTCAGATCATAGAAATAAGAACTAATGAAAAATTGTCTATAAGAGATAAAATAACTAATCTTCGCACAGAGCATGGAGAGGTAATTTGGTCTGAATTAGATTTCCCAAATGATACCCCAACAGTATTTGAAGTAATTGGAGCAACTCCAATGACTGATCCATTTGGAGACATCCTTGCTTGGAATGCAACACTAAAGAGATCGGATAATCAACAAATTGGACTCTAGTGCTATTCTTATTCAAACAGCCTCTGGTCTAGAAAGATTAATGGTCGAAAGTCATAAAGACGCTATGATTCAAGATAGTAATGTTGCTCAGATATCAGCAGCATTATATTATCAGGCAAATGTAATTGCTAAATTAACAGCAAGTACAGCATTCAAAAATAAATTTAAGAAAGTTATATATACTCAGATAAATAAAGATTTTGGTGAGTATATTGATGCTCAGGCTAGAGTAAAGCCTAAATCCTTACACCATGTATATGAATGGAAAAAGGTTGGAAATAAATCAGCAAGACTATTTAAACTAACAATGATTAATACACAAGGTATTTCATTTAAAATTAATTATGAATTTATCCCTTCAAAATCTATGGTTCCAGCAACTGTTGGAAAACGTAGACACGTATTTTCAAGCAAAGCTTCTGTGATGGAATCTGGAATGCCTCTAAAAATTGCTCCAAGGGCCGCAGAGCGTCTAGTATTTCAAACTGATACTGGAGTAGTGTTTATGCCCAAAGGGGCCTCAGTGACCGTTAAAAGGCCTGGAGGACCTGGCGTAATGAATCAATTTAAACTACAATATAGTAGATGGTTTAGCGGGGATCTTGTTAATCAATCTATTAAAAGATCTGGATTTGCACAAATATTTAATTCAGCAATGGCTAAATCATTAAAACTACCAGCACCTATTAAAAGAGTTCAGTATAGCTTTTCACCAAATTATATTAGGTCGATGGCGGACGCAGCGGTAGAGAGAGCATTTGGAGGTGCAATGATATGACAGCAGATTATAAATTAGACGCAATGATAGAAATAAGAAAGTTTTTATGGACAGAATTGCAGGCATATAATATATTTGATTCAACAGAATATTATAGTGATACTATTTCAGCAACAATTAATCCTATTATTCCAGTACAACAAGTTCCAGAAATGAATCAATTTTTGAGCGGAAAGAAACATATTGTATATGACAAGATAGGGCTATCCTATGAGGACAACTGGTTAATATGCTGTGAGCAAATTTTATTTACTATATATTCAACAGATGTTTCGGATATTAATGAAATTAGAAACTTTATGACAGATCAATTTAGAAGAATGGATGATTCTGCTAGGGATATTAATAGATCAGGTAGCCTATCAGATAAGTTTAAATTCCATAGCATATATGTAGCAGATATATCCCCTACTGCTCCATCTGAAGAACTACAGGGCTTTTTGTCAGCAGATGTAATTTTAGAGATAAAATACTCTAGAATTACAGACTCAGTAGGCCGCTTTTTATAATTTGCCTTATAGGCCAAAATGGCCTATTATTGGATATGAGGAAGCCTAGCCAGCTTAGATTTTTTGAAAAATATATATATATATTTTTACTCAGGAGGTAAATAAACAAATGACACAATCCGTAGGTAATGCTAAAAACATCCTCGTTGGTGCATCTCCATTGTTTTTGTCAACTATTGACGTAAACGATTCAGATTACATTGCTAACGCAGAAGCAGGTGTAGAGATTGCTGCAGGTTCAGGAACAGTTGGAGTACCAGCTTTCGCAACAGGCACATCATATATTACATCACTTAATGCCGTTAACCAAACAGCAGGATTATTCGGATACCGCAACGTTGGTTTTACTAACAACGGTCTTCAAATTACATACAACCCAACATACGATTCAGTAACAGTTGACCAATTGCTAGATACAGCTAAGCTGTTCAAATCTGCAATGGAGGTTATGATTGCAACAGAAATGTCAGAAGGTACTCTAGAAAACATTGTAGCAGTATTTGGACAAAGCGCATCATCTCTAACAACAACAGGAACAGGATCAACCAAGAAAGATATTCTAGGTCTTGAAGCAGGTTCTTTAGGTGCCGCTCCAACAGAGCGTCAATTAATTGCAGTTGGACAAGCTCCAACAGCAAGCTCAACATCATCTGAGCGTGTATACTATGCTCGTCGAGTATTGTCTGTACAACAGTCACAATTCTCACTTGCTCGTACTACTCCAACCACATTCCCAGTAACCTTCCGTCTTCTACCAGATGCTAACTACTCTGGTTCAGAATACGGCAAGATTATTGACCGTGTACTAGTAGCATAATTTAATTTAAATTAAATTATAGAAACCCCCATTAATTTGGGGGTTTTCTATTTGTGTTAGTAATGTCATTTTGTTATAATAATTGAGACACTATCCAAGGAGGATAAATTGGCTACAACCATATATGATGTAGAAGAGATCGAGCTTCAAAATGGAGCAAAGGTTAAATTAAAACCATTAACAATTAAAGAATTACGCAAATTTATGGCGGCAATTCAACTAACAGCAGATTCAAAAACAGAGAATGAAACTCTGACTATATTAATTGATGCATGTGCAGTTGCATTAGAGAAACAATTACCAGATTTGGTAAAAGATAGAGACGCTTTAGAAGACGCTTTGGACGTCCCAACTATTAATCGCATTCTAGAAGTTTGCGGTGGAATAAAGATGGACGACCCAAACCTACTAGCGGCAGCAGTTCTGGCTGGTCAGAACTCGATCTAGCCGCTTTACTAGGGGAAGTTTTTCTTTTAGGTAATTGGAAAAATTACGAAGAACTAGAAGAAAGTCTTTCAATGCCAGAGTTAATACAAACTTTTAAGTCAATGCAGAAGACGGAAGAAGAAAAACGAAAGTTTTTAGCTTCGCTTCAAGGTGTTAACTTAGAAGAAGAAAAAACAGAAGGTCCATCCTTTGAAGATATCAGAAGAAGGGCACTGGGAATAAATGTAAGTGGAGACGATGTACTATCACTCCAAGGAACATTTGCCTCAGAAGCTGGATTCGGAATCGGAGCAGGATTAGGATACTCTAAGGAGTAATACATATCTAAATGGCTGACGAAAATATAGTCACGAATATAGTCGCTAAATCCGACTTTTCAAATCTTATTGCAGATCTCAATAAGGTTTCATTTTCGTTAACTAAATTACAAGATCAGCTTGTAGCTTCAAATAAGATGCTTGCCGCACAAGTATCTGTAATGAACCGCTCCTTTGCAGAAACATTAAGAAGTACTGGTCAGTTCTCCACACACTTTGTTAGCCTAACCTCAGACGTAGATAAATTTGGATCACAGCTAGATAAGGGTCAACTTAAACTAGGTAAGTTTTTTCAAGTATATAGGCAACATGCACAAACAAGTGGCGGACTGATCAGAGATCTAGCTAAACAACAAGTTCAACTACAAAATGCTATTATGCAGCCACTTGGTCGAAACGCCGAAGGCTTAATGCAATATAATGTACATATTCCAAGAGGCTTAGATTTAATAAAAAATAAAAGCGCTATTGCAAGACAAGAATTACAAATTTTAAATAAGGTTGTACAAGAAGGTGCAAACCAATTAATTAATTGGGGTAAAAATACTCAGTGGGCTGGTCGTCAATTAACAGTAGGCTTAACTGTACCACTAGCAGCATTTGGTAAGGCTACAGCGGACGCATTTAAACAAGCAGATCAAGAACTAACTCGTTTAACAAAGGTTTATGGCGGCATAGCACAAACAAGTGCACAAGAATTAGGTAAAGTTAGAGCAGAAGTTTCTCAAACTGCAGCAGATATATCTAAAGCATATGGCGTTTCATTTAATGAAACTATTGGTTTGGCGGCTGATATTGCTGCTACTGGTAAAACAGGAAATGAATTATTAGGTTCAATTAGAGAAACAACTCGTCTAGCAGTACTTGGTGAAGTAGATAGACAAGATGCTATGAAAGCCACCCTGGCAATTCAAAGCGCATTTAAATCAAATACAGATGAATTAGCACAATCTATCAACTTTTTAAACTCAGTTGAAAACCAAACATCTACAACTCTTAATGACTTAGTAGAAGCAATTCCTAAAGCAGGTCCTATTATTAAAGGTCTTGGCGGAGATGTACAGGATTTAGCATTATATTTAACAGCAATGAGAGAAGGCGGAATATCTGCAACAGAAGGTGCAAATGCATTAAAGTCTGGACTAGCATCTTTAATTAACCCTACAAAAGTTGCAAAAGAAATGTTTGCTGGATTTGGTATATCGCTAACAGATATAGTTCAAAAAAATGCTGGAGATACAACTGCAACACTGTTTGCACTTCAAGCAGCACTAGATAGATTAGATCCATTACAAAAACAACAGGCATTAGAACAATTATTTGGTAAATTTCAATTTGCTCGTATGAATGCATTATTTGAAAACCTTGGAAGACAAGGTAGTCAGACACTTCAAGTTATGGATTTGATGAAAGCAAGTTCACAAGATTTAGCAAATTTAGCTGGTCGAGAATTAGCACAGGTTACAGAATCTGCGTCTGGTAAATATCGTAGAGCGGTAGAAGGATTAAAAGCAGATCTTGCTGGAATTGGAGAACAATTCCTAAAGATTAATACTAGCTTAATTAACTTTGTTGATGGCATAATTAAATTTGTTCAAAAGCTACCAGATCCAATTAAACAAGTATTAGGATTTATGGGAATGCTTACTGCTGCCGCAGGTCCACTTATCATGTTAACTGGTGTACTTGGAAACTTCTTTGGCTATATTATTAAAGGTGCATATCACTTCAAGTCTTTATTTAAAGGTGGAGAGGGTTGGAAGTTATTAACCCCAGAAATTCTTGCAGCTCAAAAAGCAGGAGATTTAGTAGAACAAACATTCTATAGCGATGCGGCAGCTGCAACAGTATTAAAGAAAGCAATTCATGATCTAACATTAGAGTTTGAACTATTACAACAAAAAGCACAATCTGGATCAGTTGCAGTAAATCCAGGTATAACAACTGCGGCTGGAAATGCGGTTATGAGTGCTGGTGTACCAAGAACAGTAAATGCTCAAAGTAAATATTTAGGAAAGCCAGGAAGTAGAGATTTTTCTCATCAAAATCCTACAGCTGGCAAAACACCAGAACAAAAAATGGCAGAGACAATATTTGCTGTTACTCCAGGAACAAAACCAGTTAATCAAAGAATTGGTGCAAACCCACAAATATTTACAGAAGGAGATCTTCCATCAATACAAGGGTTAACAAGAATAAGCGGGGTTTCAACAGGAATAGTAGCAGAAGAGGCAGCTAAATGGCATACATTAATGGGAACTCTTTCAATGATGAGCAAAAAAGAAGTTGCTCAATTAAAGAAAGAAATTGCAACAACTGGTACATTTAGTTCAGAAATTAGTCAAACATTTGCACAACTGCTTGGACCAATTACAAATATTACAAATAATGCTGCAAAACAATCTGCATTAATTGTAAAAGAATTACAGGCTCAAAAAATAAGTCTAGATGTTGCTCGTCAAAGAATTATAGAATTAAATTATCAAACAGAAGCATTAATGGCAGAAACAACATCAAAGGTTGCTCAATCACTTGGAAGAACTGCTAATTTAACTACAATTCCATTAATTGATCAACCAGTTGTTAATACTCAAGGAAAATCAAATTTTAAAGAATTATTTAGAAAAAATAGACCAGCAAGTAATATTCTTTCAAAAATAGCAGGAGCCCTTGGAGTTAAAACTTGGGGTGGTCCATATTCATCTGAAACAACTATGCCAAAACGAATGGCAACTGGAGGAACAGTTCCAGGAACAGGTAATACGGATACAGTTCCAGCAATGCTTACTCCTGGAGAATTTGTTATTAATAAACAAGCAACAGAACAAAATTTACCATTGCTTATGGCAATAAATGATGGTCAACAGTCTTCTGGAATGGGTTATCAAAATGGCGGACAAATTAGATTTCAAAGAGGACATGCTGGAGCACAACTGCCTCCAAATAATTTAGATTTATCTCAATTAGCAACTGGAACAAAAAACGTTAGATATGTAGCACAAGGTATCCCTATTTGGATGACAGATGTTATGAATCAAGAATTAAGGTCTGGAAGACCTGGTTTAACTGGAATGCAAATATGGAATCAATTTGCTACTGGATTAAGATCTGGTAGACATCCTTTAGAACCATTATCATTAATTGCAAATCAAACAGGATTATCTGGAGAAGATGTCAGACTAAATAAATTATTTTCAGAAATGATGAATGATTTATCTGGTCCAAATGCCAGCAGACAGTTTGTAGGAGGAACACCAGACTCATTTGAAAATTATTTTAATAAAAATTATGTTCCTAAATTATCTCCAGAATTAAATAGAATTTGGCATTCATATGGAACAGCATATGGATCAAGGGGAAGTAGAGGTTTAGTAGCAACAGGTACAGTTCATATAGATCCAAAAACTGGAGCAATGACTGGAATTAGAGGAAGAAACAATCCTTTAACTGGAGGCATATCTACAGGAGTACTTGGATCATTTTCAGGCCCTGGATTTAATGCTTCTAAATCAAGACAAATGAATTCAATTAATTTAGTTAGAGCAGCTCTTTCTCATATTAGAAATCCATTAGCTGGATCTGGTTTTCATACATACAAAAGATTTAATCGTGGAGGATTAGTTCCAGGCGCATCCATGCCAAGAGGTTATCAATTGGGTGGAATGGTTATGCCAATGCTTGCATCGACAGCTGGATGGATGGGCGGATCAGCATTAGGATCAATGATTGGTGGAGATACTGGTTCAATGATTGGCGGAATGGTTGGAAGCATGGGTCTTCCAGCAATGTTATCTGGAGCAGGAAGAAGCGCAGATGATTCAATTCCAAAGCTAGGTAGATTTAAAACAGCAGTAAGTGCAATAGTTGGTCTTCCAGGACCAGTAAAAGTCCTTGGTGGACTATTAGCTATTGGCGCAGCAGTAAAAACAATTAATGACAAAATAGAAGAACATCGCAAAACTATAACGCTAGGATTTGCACCAACAGAAGATGCTGCTCAAAGACTAGGAATTAAATATAATTCACTAACTAAGCAGATGTCAGATTTTGCAGAACAAACAAAATTAACTAAAGCTAACATAGAAGAATTTTATGCTGCTACTCAAAGTTCTGGCGTACCTGGACTTAATTTAACAATTAAACAGTTGAAAGAATTAAAAGATACAGTTAAAAAAGATTTCCCAGACTATGTAAAGATATTTGACTCAGCAAGGCCAGATGAGGTTGTACGAAAAGCTCAACAATTAAAGGCACAATTTGTGGCTGGTGGAATGAGTTCAGAAGAAGCAACTAAAAAGATTTATGCAATGATATCTGTTTCTAATAAAGCTAATCAATCAATTAAAGCAATTGCAAATGAGGGATTTGTTTCTATTAAAGATAAAGCGTCAGCCGCATCTCAATCAATTAAAACATTTAATGATTTATTAAAACAAGGTAATACAGATCAGTTGTCTGCCTCATTTGAAACTGTAGTGGATTCTATACAGCAGGCAGAAAAGGCTTTAATTGGAACTAAAGATGCTCAAGGTAAATTAATTACTGAGTCTGAAGCATTCAATGCTCAATTAGAAAAAATTAAAAGTACTCAATTAGGTACAACAGAGTTGGGCAATAAAGGAGTAGAGGCGCTATCTAAACAAAACGCAATGCTTGCTATGATTTTAAATAAATCAGATACCCTTGCTGGAGCATATGCAAAAATTAAATTATATTTAAGTGGAATCGACGTAGATCTTAAAGGCATGAACTCACAAATGGCAGAGCTTCTTGCAAAAACAATACAGTTACAAACACAAGAATTAAATTCTATGGATGGTAAATATGGATCAATAGTTAAAAAGATTAATGAGTATAATGCTGCTTCTTCTTCTGCTAAAACAATTAAGGCTCAACAAAATATACAGGTAAATCTAGATGATCAAATTAAAAAACATCAAAAAATAATTGATCAGATTAAAGAGGAAGCTGATGCCAGAATAGATGCATTAGATAGACAAAATGCATCTGAGAATTATAATGCTCAATTAAAGAAATTACAATTACAATATCAGGATGAATTAGCTTCTGGAAACATGTCTGCTGCAGCGCAGGCTCAACTAGATATTCAACAATTAGTTGGAGGACGCCAAAGAGATTTAGCAGTAAATGCTATTAGAGATAAAGAAGCTGCTGATGTAAAAGCTCAAGAATTAATTATTGAGGGTCTTCAAAACAAAATAGAATCTTCTCAAAAAGCTGTAGAAAAAGCAACGGCATCAGCAGATGCTTCACTAAAGAAAGCAGCAGAATTACAAACTACATTAAATGATTTAGTAACAGCTACAATAAATGCTGGTAACGGTTTAGATGAAACTGAAAAGAAACAACTAGCTAATTTACAAACTAAATTAAAAGGAATGGGATTTGGCGATCTTGCAACTCAAATTGGTGGCCAGGGATCAATGATTCCTTTTGCATCAGGAATGGGATACTCATCTTACGGAATTGAAGGAATTGGAAAATCAACTTTAGATAAGGTAATTAATGCCAATCAAGAATTAAAGGTAAATGATTCTGCATTATATGGATTACTAAAAACAAAATTTAATGTAACGCCTTCAATTCCAGTTACTACATCTTCTGGAGCTAGAGGAACTACTGTTTCTACTGTTCCAGTAAAATCACTTACAGATGCTGGTTATAAATTAAACGTTGGAACTCCCGTAACTATAGATGGACAAAATTATGTAATTTCTGGAACGCCAGATAGATCTGGAAATATACAAATTACAAAGAAAGCTATGGGCGGATATATTAGACATTATGGTCCAGGTGGAGGAGTATATGGTCCAGGAACTGGAACATCAGATTCTATTCCAGCAATGCTTTCAAATGGCGAATATGTAATTCGTGCCTCTGCAGTTCAAGCAGTAGGAACACCTATGCTTGATCAAATTAATAAAATGGCTATGGGTGGATTAGCAACAAGATATGATATTCCTAATAAAATGATTATGCCTGCAAATACAATGGGATATAATAGAGGTGGATCTGTTTCAAATTATAATGTAGGCGGACTAACAATGAATTTTGCAAATGGCGGACAAGTAGACGGAAGAATGCTATTTGAACAATTCAAGGGAGCAATGGCCCTAGAAAAACTTAAATCTGGAGGGAGTAAGTTAGCTTAATATGGCAACAATATATTTACCAGTAGGATCTTTAATATATTTAAATACTACTTTAAAGCTTTCTGAGCATAACCGCCAGCCAGTTTCAATTACTCCAAATAGAATTGAAAAAACACAAAGAATGTCAAATGGAACTATGCGTAAGTTCTTTGTAGCCGATAAAAAGTCTATAAATGTTTCTTGGAGTATGCTACCATCATTCTCTACTTTTACTGTAGATGGTGGATATGGAGCTATGGATATTAAAGCATTTTATGAAGGAACAGCGGCAAAAGCTTCTGGAGCACTTTCTGGCAGAAGCTCATTTGATGTATTATTATCATATGGTGGAACAACAGAAACACTTACAATGATATTTACGTCATGTTCATTTGAACTAGTAAAAAGAAATGTTAAGCAAGTTTCAGGCGACACAGCACAGGAGTTTTGGAACGTATCTCTTTCTATGGAAGAGGTATAATGATAACCGCTTCATCAGATTTACAAAATATATTTAAGCAACAAACATCTATTAAATCAGATGTAGGTTGTGAAATTGAATATAACATGAACTCTTTAATTGATGGAATTTCCGTAACTTCAGCAACATTAGATACAGCATATACAAATGCCATAGCAAGTTGGCCGTCAGGTAAAGCTAACCCTTACAAAAAATTATTTCCTGTAGATTCTATAGTTAAACCATTTCGTCCTTTAAATTCAGGAATCAAATATTTTGTTTTGCTTCCAAATGATACAACAACAAATAGCTTTTCTGCATATCGCACACTTCAGTATCCAAATACTCAGCCTAGAATTTACTATCCAGGAGTAAGTACATTTTATAAATATTGGCTAAGCGCAGTAAATACAAATGTAGATCTAACTGTTACATATAAGCAGGCATCTAATCCAGTATCTGGGAATAAGTATGCATTATCTAATAAGATAGTTATTAGATTTGAAAAGTATCACGCTCTTCCAACAAACTATACGGTTACAATTACTAAATCAGATGACTCTACATCTGTATTAGGTCCAACAACTACACCATCATCTGGACTGGTCACTCTTTATTATAACGGATCCTCTTGGAGCACAACTGCTCCTACAGAGCCAGTAGCATATGCAACACCAGTATCAATTAAATCAATTAGACTTCAAGCAACAAATCCAGGCGGGGATAAAGTAGTAGGTGTTATTGAGGTATCAGCAAGATGGGTTAAAGACATATCATCAGACATAGAATCATTTTCTATAAGTAAAGAGTCTTCAGCAAGAGCAGACGATATACTACCAGTAGGTGCTGTAACAGCAAATAGTATTAGTTTAAATTTATTGAAATATAATGAAACTACTCTACAAGTAATTCCTTATAATAGATCTTCTGAATCATTTAATTCATCACTAATTTATATGGCTAAAAATGCAGAGGTTCGTCCACATGTTAAAATTTATCATACTAACGGAGCTATAGGATCATCTCCCAATAAGTATGACAAGATTCAACAAGGAACATATTTTATTAATGACTGGTCTATATCTGAATATGGTGACTCTTCACTTACAGCATTAGATGGATCTAAATATTTAATGGAAACACTATGTCCAGACATCCTTTGTGAATTTTATCCAGTAACTGCAATACTAAGAAGACTATTAGACTCAGTAGGATTTACAAACTATAATTTTAATTTAATGACTACAGAAACATCTATTCCTCAAATAAACTATTGGTGGACAGATGATACTAGAACTGTATGGGAAGCAATACAAGAACTATGTAGAGATATACAAATGAATGCATTTTTTGATGAAAATAATACATTACAATTTTA